GTGATTTCCATCAATTAATTATGCGTGCCCAAGTTATGGAAAAGAGAGCCTTTAATACCAAAAATCCGTTTGTAAAAGACAGATATTCGGAAATGATTGGTTTTCTTGCTCGCGTTAAAGAAAAGTATCATCCCCCTACTCCAGAAGCATATGGACTAATTATACAAGGTCCTCCTGGCACGGGAAAAACTCAGTTTTCAACCGCACTTGAAGCTATGATGAAGATGCGTAATAATATTTCTCAAGATGTTTCTATCAAGATGAAGTATAATAGTGAACAGGAATTTCAAAATAAACCGGCTTTGCCATATATTGTTGAAATAAACGATGCGTTCTCTACTAAGGAGGAATTCGCTACGGCGCGTTATGCTCCTTTATTGCAATCTCTCATTGAATCAGGAGGAATTGATTTAAATATGGCCGCTATTAGTGATAAGCACAATAACAATATTCGACCTCATGTCGTTTTAGTTAGTTGTAATAATCATGCGTACGGTATGTCCACGTCAGCAGCCGATGGTTCGAAATTGGCTCGTCGATATCGAATGTTATATATTCATTGGAAACGTGAGCTTGTAGAAGCTGCTGGTTGTAATTCGCAGGAGGCGTATTCAGTTTATCGCGCGGATAATCAAATTCCATGGAATAGAAACGATGTGTATTATCGTTTTAGTACGTTGAAGATCAACGGAACAACATTGCTCTTTAATTCCCCCCTTGAGAAAGGCGATATTTTGTGTAGTACGATTGAGCAAGCCGTCAATTATACGGTAAAGAGAATAGAGACTTTAAGGGCTAAGTTTGATCCTAAGGCATCTGTCACTAATTTGTGTGACATTTGTAAATCTTTCCACGAAGATCATGAACCCCATCATCATCGTGGACTGGTTGATATAGGTGAAATAGTTCATCAAGGCGCAGGGTATTCAGTACCAGTTTCACTGAGTGTTGGTTCACCTAAAACCTTGGCAATTGCTGTCTCTGCATTTGCCGCAGTATTGATTGGTGTTGGAGTTATTGCCGCGTGGTACATGCGTGGTGTTTCAAGTGAAGCTAGAATTACAAAAGTCGTTGACTTGGTAAAGGAAGAGAAATATGTCGCCCCGGTGACCGCTACTACTCTCCCTTGGATTACTGGAG